GATAAAGTCTAACGCTTGTTTTAGTATGAGTTTTATTAGAATGTAAATGTCCGTTAGGCATTTTATGTGTGTTACCTTTAAACTCAGTACCATCTTTTTTATAATGTTTTACACCTTTCATATTAACAAGGTTTAGCTTTTGGCATGTCACCAGACTTATATTCAGGTTGACCACCTTTGTTGTACATCATTCTGCCCATATTAGCTTTTTTTCTTGAAGATTTTTGCATACCACCATACATCATTGGCTCTCTTCTAGCTGAAGCATTACCATCTTTTTGCATACCGCCGTACATTTTTTTCTCTCTTTTCATTTTACCATACATCATATTTATCTCCTTTTTAAATTAGGGGAGGAATAATTAAACTCCTCCGTTTTGGTATCAGTTAATACCATAGACTGTATTATTAACCAGCTTGTGTGGTTGTAATTCCGTCTTGAACTTTACACTGTCCGTCTAAATACCAGTTAGTGCCGTCAGACCATACATGAACAAAATCTCCATGAACAGCTTTATTAGCAACAAATGAAATGGTATCTGCGTCTGTAACTGTAGCTACTGAACCTGCTGCATCTTCTGGAGAAGATACATTACCTACAATAATATTAGCACTAGATGCTGTAACTACTGTGTGTGTTCCTGTAGGTTCTGTTGCTCCAACATAAAACCAATACTCTAATCCTGCTGCTGGAGTAGGAAGAGTTTGTATTTTAGCTGCTGCTACGTTTAAAACATAACGAGTGCCTGATTCATCTGCTGTAATTGTATTAGCTGCAGTTATTGCTTCAGTATCTGAAGGTTTCTGAACTTTAGTAGCAAGTTCACGAACATCGCCTACTTTTGCTGAATTACGACCAGTATCTCTTATATTTACTATTGCCATATTATTTACCTCTAAAATTTATGGGTTAAAAAAAGGAGGAGTCCTAAAACTCCCCCAAATTTATGTATTAGTCAATTCCGTAGAATGCACTTACTAAAGCTTCATCTCTAAGTACTTTCGCACCATAGACATGTAAGCCTCTAACAATGTCACCAAACGATGTTGGGTCTCTCAACACTTCTGTTGAAAGGATTGTGTTAGCAGTTGCAGTTGAAGACATGTGACCAGCCATACATTTACCAGCAGCATTAGATGTTGCAGCAATGTTGTTTGACTTGTACATGCTAAATCCACGAAGTTTTCCACTTGAAACCATTCCATTTCTAATAGAACCTTGTCCACCATTGTAGTCGACAGATAATAATTTAGAACTAGATTGTCCTAAGACTTCATAAAAGTCAGGACTTGCAACGAACCATCTACCTTCTTCAGGTACATTTTGTTCGTCTAATAGTCTTGCCATTCTACCCATAAGGTCTAATGGGTCATGTTCGTTAGAATCAAAACCAATATCTAAATTACCTGTTCCATCAAAAGTTCCTGCTGCTAAATCAGTAGCATTGTCAGAACCTAAAATGTGATTAGGTGATGAAGCTGAACAACCAGAAAACATAGTTGCTAATACAGCAGCATCATATGAATCTTTCAATGCATATGCAGCAGAGCTGGAAGCAACCTCTTTGAAGTTGACATGTGACATATTAGTTTCAATATCATCTACGATGAATTTGAAAGCTTTAGCACTATCAACAACCAAAGTAATTTCTTGGTCTGTCAGTCTAGTTTCAGTTGTGTCGCTATTTCTTGTGTAATCTGACACAGAAATAACTGGTTCTTTGATAATCTTTACAGAGTCTCCGAAAGAGGATATTTCACCGGCATAGTCGGTGTTTGTAATAGCTTCAATTACCGAGGCTTTTCTAAAGAAGTTTAAAACCTTTTTAGAGTAAACCGAAGGTAAAAAGAAACTATTAGTTTGTCCACTTACGGAGTTTGCAAAGTTAGCATCGGTATCTGTTGAGGGTTCAAAAAATTGAGCCATGATACTTTCTCCTTTAAGTTATAGTTTATTTTGTGATTCTGCCTTCTTGCATAGCATCTGATATTTCCTGTTCGTATTTATCAAACTCTGCCATACTCAATGCAGCAATCTCCCTTTCTGACCATACTTTCTCCTGCTTTGGTTCAACTGTTGTTGTTTTAGTTGAAACCATATCTGCAGCAGATTTTCTGGTCGGTTTAGAATTTGACTTAGTCTTTGTAGGTTCTATACCAAAATCTTTTTTAAATAAATCTAAAGCACGAGAAGCTAAATCGGCATCGTCAGTATTTGAGTATATCCAATTTTGAATAGACTCAGGCTGTTCTTTTGCCCAAGTATGAAAGTCATCGCTGTTTCTAATATCTTCAAAATCAGGATGTCTTTCTACTAACCTTTTTTCTGCACTTTGTCGTACTAATTGTTGTTCTCTTTCTTGGAGTTTACTAAGGCGTTCTTCTAGAACTTTTGCTTTAGATTCGCTTTGTAGATGAGCAACAGTTTCTACTACTTCATACACATCAGGATAATCTTGTTTAAACTTTTCTAGTTCTTCTTCAGATTTTGGAGCTTTATATTCAGGTTGTTGAACTTGATTTTTTAACTCTTCTTCTCTAGTTTTAAACTCGTTAAGTTTATTATCGTAATGTTTTTTTAAATCATCATATCTTTTTTTGTAGTCTGGTTTCTTATAAGGTGTATTCTTTTTAGTTTCCAGTTCTTCAGTATTAACACTTCCTTCAGCTTCCACTTCAGTTATGTTATCTGATTTGAATAACTTATTCTTTTCAGAAGGTTCTTCAAAATACATAGTATCTGATGATAAAAAAGGTTTATCTTCTCCTTTGTGCCAAGGTTTATTTTCATTATAAGGATTTGGCGTTTCCTCTTTTTGGACTTTATTAGTCATTTTCTTTTCTCCTAATTGGGGCTTTGTTTACAAGGTAGCTCTATGTCGACTAGAGGGCTTGTATTGTAAAGGTAGCCTTTCGGTTCTTAATTTGATAAAGTGCCTACGCTAGTAGGGTAGCTTTATCTTCTATATCCAGCTCCACGAATAGGTGGTTGTTCTATAGGATTAGTATAGTCATCTTCTCTATTATCAAGAATAGAACCTTGCATTCCTAAAGGATTAGGATTATCTTTATCCATTACACCTCCCATTTGGGCTGGTTGTCTTTCATCTGCTTGAGCTTCAGCTTCTTTCATCATAGACATTAAATTGTCTTCTCCGATTTGTTCTGTAGCCTTTGCAGTAAAGACAAATTCTCCATCAGATAACCTTGCAGGTATACTGTCAGAGACTCCTGAACCCGGTCCATCAACAGGACCAGACCCAGCAAATTCTTGTGCTACATCTATTACTTTATCAAATAACATTTGTAGCTCGTTATCTTGTTCTAGTTTTGAAACAAGCATATCTTCTTCATCTTCTGTTAATGCTTCTTCCATTATAAATTTTGTATAGTTATCTTCCATATCAATGTCAGATTCCATAGGTTTAGCAGTCATAACCATCATCATTTGGTCATCTATTTCTCCACCTTCAGCTTTTTGTTCTCTAACTATGGGTTTTTTTAAAGCTATTATTAAATTACTAGGCTTTCCTAACTCGTAAGCTTCTTCTATAAGTTCTTCAATTCTATCATCTGAAAAACCTCTTTGTTTTAATTTATTTGCATCTTCAGACATTTGCCTTAACATTTCAGCTTGTTCTTCTGTAGAAGCAGTTTGATTACTTTTAGATTTTTTTATTTTTGATTTAGGAAGTTTTTTACTAACAGCTTTACTTATAGCTGAAGCAATTCCACCAAAAACATAGTTTTTTCTTTCGTCTTCTAACAAACCGCCTTCTTCATAACCCATACGTTCAACAACTTCTGGTGCTTCTTTTCTAAGAGCTTCTATACCCGGACCACCATCTTTCATTCCGTATCTGTCTTGGTCTAACATTCCTTTTCTTTTCATTATTTATCCTTTGCTTTACCTATGTTAATAGCAAACCAATCAATAACTTTATAAGCTTTACTTACTAAATTATCATCGTGTGGTGTAGGTGTTAATGCAGCAATCATTGAACAAATTGAAATTATCCAAGGTACTACTCCTACTATTTTTAAAATTGTATCTAATATATCTAACATTTATATCTCCTTTTTTCTGTTAATTGCTTCCTTCACCTGCTCCGGCAACTGCTCTAGGCGTACCAGAGAACTCACTTTCCCCTGCAGCCGGAACATTTCCTGTTCCGATGTTGCCACCACCATTGCCTGTAGGTCCAAGTTCTTGAGGTTGTTGAGGTACTCCTTGAAGTCCTCCCATTGTGGGCTGTTGACTATTGGGTTCAACTTCTTCGCCATTTGTTTGTCCAGCATTCTGCATTCCTATTATCTGTGCCATTATAGCTGCTTCTTCAGGGTCATTGAGTATTTCATCAGGGTCTAAATCTAAGCTATAAGCAAGTTCACTTACGAGTTTAGAAATCTTAACAAATGGTGCAATAGCTGGACTTTGTGCAGTTTGTAAGAACATAGTCAATCTTTGACTTCTAACTTCTTTTTGCATCAAGCTATTTGTTCCAGTAGCCTTAACTTCTAAATCACCTTTAACATCAAGCTCATCTTCTAAGAACTGCATGTTCCATTGAAAATAAGATTCGCCTAATGGTCTTAATAAAAAGTCATCAAGATTTTTGACAACAGTTTTAATATTTAAACTAGATGCTCCAAGTAACATTGACATACCAGAAGCAGTCCTTGTCATACTTTGAACACCAGTTTGCCCATGTGAGTAACTAGGTATTCCTGTTTGTTCATCTGCAAGTTGTCTAAACTTGTCAAACATCATTAAATTTTCTTGTGATGTATTAGGAAACTTTAAACCATGTATAGCTTGTCCGGGCATACCAGCTTGTCTTCTGAATATTTTACCCGGATATATTTCCATTGATTGCCCACCAACTAAAGCAGACTCATCTACATCAAATACTAACGAACCAGACATTGCCAAATTATCAATAGCCATTCTTGCGTGACCATTCATAATTTGCTGACTGTCATCCATATTTTCTGCTATTCCAATACCATAAAAGTTATATGGATTTCTTTCATAAGGAAAAGCATGATATGGTAATCTATAAGGAGTAAATGGATTAACTACTGCTCTTAATAGTTTAGTACCACATACCCAAGCATTAATTTGTACTTCATCTAAATCATCTATAGATTCATCAAGTTCTATACCTACTTGTCGTGCATACTCAGCATCCATAATGCCCCAGTATTCAAGAACTTCAAAGTTATTATTAACATCTTCATCAGCCCTTCTATCATCTCTTAATTGAGCTTCATAATCTTTTTCAATATAGTTTGGACCCATTTGAATACATTCACGAATAACATCTTCGTTAAAGTATGGCATATTTCGTAGTTGTCTAAGTTCACTACGATTCATTTTGTGTCTATGAATTACATATTCACATTCTTCCATATTAGTAGCTGAAGGGTCAGGATAAAAATCCCAACAACTTACAAACTCTATTCTTGGAACTCTAACTTCTAAAGGACTGTAAGTTCTATTTCCTTCTTCATCCATATCCCATTTATGTAATTTTTTATTAAAATTAAATGGTCCTTTTACAATCCCTGTACCTAGTAAAGCAGATTCTAAAAGAGCATTTCTTATTTCAGAAGAACCATTAGATTCATCTATTTGGTCATGGATAAGTTTTTCCATTCTTCTTGCAGCTCTTTGTGCAGGATTTAATTCTATAGCTTGTGGATTAGGACTTGCTCCATCTGTTAGCATACCAGCATCTTTTACTTGGTCTTCTAAACTATCTTCAAATATTCCGTTATAAAAAGTTGCACCGGGTTTTAAAGTTCTCCCATCTCCTTCATAACCAATATCATAAGGATTATCTATTCTATTACCTATGTCATCTGGGATTGATGATTCAATGTTAGGTGTTGGATTATTAATATCAAGATGAGCTATATCAGTTTCACCTTCTGGCATTTTAGTTTCCGAAATTCCTATCGGAAATTTACCTGTACCAAATATAACATCTACAAGTTGTCCAAATGCAGCTAGTACTTTAGTCTTAGTAATCTTTACAAATACTCTAGATTTTTCAGACTCTCTAAACTTAACACCTTTAGCATATAAACCTCTATAGTTTTCGTATGCTGTTATCCATCTTCGTTCATCAGTATCTCTAGCCATTTCAGCTACAGAATATCTATCTTTAATTATACCTATAAGGTTTCTTTGTTGGTCTTCTTCTAAAGTTAATGTTTTACCAGACTCACCTTCTACTTCTTCATAAAGATTATCAGCATTTAAAAATGTATTTTCTTCTATCATTTAATATCCAAATGTGTTATCTGAAGGTTGATATATATCTGATTTAATCCTTAACATTCTATCTTGAGGATGGTCTAATCGTGGTCTACTCATTATCATATATCTTAATGCATCATAAGCATGGTCAGCAGCTTTCGTATCGACATCCTCTGGATTAGTCTTTGAAAGTGGAATACCTTGTAATTCTTTTATTAGATTTACACAGTTACTAAATATTTGTAACCTTGGTCTTCCTGCTCCTTCTCTTTGCCTTAGTTGCTCATGTATTTGAGTCTTACCAGCTATTCTATTCTTATCAGCTCTTCGTAATTTATGTCCTTTATTAACAAGTGTTTCACCAATAGTAGGACCTGTATAACCAGTCCTAGCCCATGCAGCAGTATCTAATACACCCGGAATAGATTTAATTTCGTTCTCTTCCATTTGTGTTATAGTGTCAGCAAGTGCTTCCCCTGTAAGACCCTTTCTGTATAATTCTCTATATATAATGATGGTCTTATCATCTGGGTCTATAGCACCCCATAGACAACAACTTTCTGCAGCATAACCATAGTCAATTCCTTTTAACCTTTCCCACCAAGTTGGTAATTCAAAAGGAGGTATTACATGTACATCTGGAGTAAACTCTGCAAATGCTGCACCTTCTGCTACATCCCAGTTACCTTCTAGCAGTTGTCTTCTTTGAACTGCAGGTAAGGATTGTAACATCCTTTCATATTCACCATCTTCAGCAAGATATGGATTATCTTGTAATAATGCTGGAATAAACTTTCTTGTTAAACCATCTTTACCTTTAAATGTTTTATTAGGTTCAGATGCTTCTACATATCTTTTCTTTACCCATTGTGCACCTACACCACCGGGGTTAGCTGTACAGCGTAGATAAGTTTGTAACTCTGGGTTGGTAGTTCTCAAACGAGAAGCTAAATAATTCCAACCGAACTCTGTAGGTAAATGAGTTATCTCATCAAACCCTATCCAACTGTACGCTTGTCCTTGATACCTATATACATCAGCATCTTTTTCTAAGAAGCCAAATTCTATTTTAGCTCCTGAAGGAAAGCTCCAAAGTTTTTCTACTTCTTTAAACTTAGCACCTTTAAATGCTTTAGGATAAAGTTCACGAGACTTATCTATAAGTTCTCTTAACTCTGGCATTGACCTTCTAAGTATCAAAGCTCTATGTTCTGTTATGTGGCAAGAACGCAACGGGTCTATTAACATTGCAAAACTTTTACCACCACCTGCTGCTCCTCCGTAGAGTACATCTTTTTCTGCAGCAGCTAAAAAATCTGTTTGAGGTCCTTCGTTGGGCATAAATGCTACATAAGAACCTGTAGTATCTAAATGTTCTTGTATCGAATCAGGTAATACTTTTGTTTCTGATTCTGTTAAAACATTTGAAGTTAAAGCTTTCTCTTCTTTTTGTACTTCTTTTTTAACTCTAGCTAAACTTCTTGTTAACTTTTTAACCTTTTTATTTTTAGTTTCTAATCTTTTTTTAGCTTGTAATGCTAACTTAATATTAGATAGTTCACTATTTTTAGGTCTACCTACTTTTTTTACAATAGGCTTTTGTTCCTTTATTATACACTCATTTGGAACTTTTGTCAAGTTTTTTTTAGATTTATTTTTTTTATCTACCATAAACTTTATCTACATATTTTTTCAATCCGGGTCTTGACATACTTTTACCAGTCTCTGCTTCTAACCAATCTACTCCAATACCTAGACTTATTTCACCATGAAACACAGCTTCAGATACTTCTTGTAATATTTTTAAATCTTCTTGTATAGGTTTTAAATAACCTTCAAAGTCTGCATCTAACTCATAACCAAATGGTATAGTTGATGAAGTTCTTCTTATGTAATCATCAGGTATAAACATTATTTTTTTCTTACATCAGCAACTAAATTACTAATTAATTCTCTTGCAGCAGAACTAGCTGCTTTTTTATTATCGTAACCTTGTATTAAATCTTGGTCTATAAAAGAATCTAATTGATTAATTACATCTTGACCTTTAATAGTATTTCCTGTTTCAAAACTAATTGTAGGTGCTATATAATATTTTCCATTTCTTTCTTGTATTTGAGATACATTTCTTCTAATCATACCTGTTAAACCTATATTTGCTGCGTTTTTAAGTACATTATTATTTTGATAAGCATAATTAAATTGAGGTTCAAAAAGCTTATAGTAACCATCATAAGGAGTAGTAGGAGTAGCTAACCCACCTGTGCTTTTAAATTGTCTAGCACCTCTAGTTTTTTTAGCTATTCGTTTTGGTTGTGGGCTGTGTTGTTTTCCTGCTGCTGTATCTTTTCTTTTCTTTGCTGTTGTTGCTGCATACTCTGAATCCGATAATGATTTAATCGCCTTTTCTGGGAGATACCTCTCACCTGTTTCTGAAGATTTTTTCCCACTCTTTGTTCTCCATTTTTGTTTGGTCCAACTTCTAAGACTTCTTTGTGATTTTGCTAGAGCCATTTTCTTAAGTAGTTATTTATTTTAGTTAAAAATTCTTTTATATATTGTATTATTATATTCATATTATTTATAGCCTCCTCCTTTGGCTTTATATTCTTTTGCTAAGAGCTGGGCTTTCCGAGCAGACCATTGACCGGCTTTACCTCCACGAGTACCTGCCTTGATTTTCTCGAAAAGCCTCTTACGCATACTAGGCTTAGTATAATTACCAGCTTTATTAACAGTTGACTTCTTTTTAGTCTTAGAGACTACTTTAGTCGTTGTTTTCTTTCTTGGCATTTTTTTCTCCTTTCTTAAAAATCTTGTCGTAGTTATCTTGGTATTGTTTTGAAAAAACATTTACTCTAGGTCTAGCACCTTTGCCGCCCCAACTATCTTTTTTACCATAGATACTTTTTCTAAAGGTTACTTGAGAACCTTCATCGTTTCCTATTTGTCTACCCATATTGATTATGTTTTCTATGTGCTATCTTTTGTTCCCAATCTTTTATTGCTTGTCTTATACTATCTTCTGCTAAGACTGAACAATGTAATTTAATTGGTGGTAGTTCTAAAGCTTCTGCTATATCTTTATCTTTGATAAGTTTAGCTTCTTCTATAGTTTTACCTTTTAACATATCTACAAACATTGTAGAGGATGCAATAGCACTTCCACATCCGTATGTTTTAAACTTGACATCTTCTATAACATCGTTGTTTAATTTAATCTGTAGTTTCATAACATCTCCACATGCAGGTGCACCCACCATACCTGTAGCAACATTAGG